CCTCATCCTTCTGAAGTCGTGCAAGGGCCACGGGCTTTACTCCTCTTCGTCCTCTGCGTCTTCGGTAACTTCAGACGCTTCAAGGGGCTTAGCCCGGTACATTTCGGGCAGATAAGGCTTTTGGGTGTTCGGGACCTCGACAAGAAGGCCATTGGGGTTGAAAACCCGCGACTCGAAAAGACGGCGGCGAATATCGCCTACCTGACCTGTCCGGGTGTTCAGTACGTGAACGAGTTCGTGTTTCATCCTTATTCCATTTTACCAGATCATTCGAACTGAATCGGGATTCCAAAGTCGCTCGGCATTTGGTACGCTTCCGTAGCTCCTGTGGACGAGACAATAGGCCAAAGACGCCCACCAGGACGTTTATAGATAGAGCCGGTATGGGCCGAAGAATACCCCAAAAGAACGTCGGTGATCTTGTTCGAAATGCGACGTGCGATACTTGCGGAAGCGGCAACGGACTGAGTAGAAAACGGCAGCACGTAGTTGTGGTAACGAGGCCCTACAAAAGAGGTCGCGCCAACTTGGAGCAGGTCCCCGAACTGGTAGGCTACATACGGGACAACCTGGCCTGCCGAATTACGGCGCACTGTTTTCGAGTCGGGGATCGCCTGTTCATAGCAGTCCTGTGCCATTTCCGATTCCAGTAGCGCAATTATCGCCTCCTGAACTGTTTCAAGGTTAGGCATCTAAACCCCTCTCTCATTCCATTCTATCAAAGTATGGTAGGCTTGGTATTACTATGGCTGTTATACAAACTCAACGTTCTTGTCTCATCGAAGGGTGTACCTCATACCCCCGAACACGAGGGTACTGCCCCCAGCATTATATGGCTCTCCGCAGAGAGGGAAAAATGCCCAATCTACCTCCCCGGGACGTATGCACAGAGTCCGGGTGCGAGCGGAGACCCATCAAGGCGGATCGGTGCTGGAAGCACAATAAGAACATGAAGCCTAGGATTCAAAGAGTACCCTGCTCGTTTAATGATTGCCCTAATGCGGCGTATAAAGATAGGGAACTCTGTTATCTACACGATATACAAGACAGGAACGGGGATGAACTTACCCCGGTAGGGCTACGGGGAACTGTTTCCAAAGTTTTGTGCCTTCACCCGGGATGCAAGAGTAAGCCGAAGATAAACGGCTTCTGTGGGGATCACGTCGTGGACACCTCTAACCAAAATGTTTGCGGGATTACTAATTGCGGGGACTTCAAGATCGCCTCGCGTGTAATGTGCCAGAGGCATAACACATATTGGAGAAAATTCAATCTATCCCCCTTGACCTATCGGGATATGATTAATGGGGGTTGCGAAATTTGCGGGTCGCGGGAGAGAATGGCGATAGACCACGATCACTCCTGCTGCCCAAAAGCGGCGCAGTCCTGTGGGAAGTGTGTTCGGGGAGCGCTCTGCGGAAACTGCAACAATATGCTTGGGCATGCGAAGAGGACCGAAACGCTGAGACGTGGGGCTGATTACCTGGACAGGTGGTCAGGCATCCCGAACAGCATCGCGTAGTTCGCCCTCCAATTTCACTCGAACGGTATCCCAAGCATCACCCATTGCCTGCATGGCCTCAATATGCCGGGACCCCCCTTCTTGCCAAATTGTATAAAAAGGCGTGTCGTAGTACCCGAAACTCACCTGAATCTCCGTGGCGCTTTCCTTCTCTACCCTCGTGTCCACAGAGTCTCGCATTGCGCCTGTTTCGATTCGGCCCGCCTTCCCGGATTTTGCTGTTCCTCGGGTCTCGATGAAGTGGACGATCAGGTCCTTGCCTTCTTGGCCTGCGTTCTTAACGACCGCCTTTGAGCCATCGGTCAGTCTATCGACCTTGGCGTTGAACCATGCGTAGAACGCTTGCTTACTACTCATAGCGAAACGTCCCCATCCAGCGCGGCTTCAAACGTGCGGGTAGCCGCGGAAGAGCCCTGCATATCGGACGTGATAGCAAAGATATATCGCGTAAGCACCGGGTTTTCAGGACTGGCCGTGACGAAGACCTTGCAGCCACGGTTCACACGGGGGAACAGTCCGAGATTTCCGCCATGGGGCTCTTCGCCGTAATCGATTTCACCGTAACCTTCATCTTCAAACCCGGTATCGTTTGGGATCTGGATGCGAATCGCTGTAATCGTTGTCGCGTTTGCTTGGGACTCACCGCCAGACTGCACACCCCACCGGACGCCAATGATACGTGCGGGACCTTCGTAGACGGTGGATTCGCCCGTGAACGTCGAGGTGTTCGTGTCTACGTCGTAGACTTCGGTAAGAAGGTCCGGGTCCTCGATGCGGATGTCCGCTACTTGGTACTTGCGGTCACCCGTTTTTGCAGCGATCCGCTTGTTCCACGTCAGCGTGTCAAACTTGTAGCCCATTCAACAGATCCGCCCGGTTGTGTAGTACCTGCCGTACTGAGGGATCGTTGCCTCGGGGATAACCTCACACGAATAGGGTGCGGCGATAAGGAATGCTTCATCCGAGTTCAAGTCGTCCGTGTCTGCCCGCTCGAACCAGTCCATCGCGGCCTTACGGAACGCCTCAGACTTCTTGGACTCATCGATCTGAAGGTCGTAGTCCTTGACCGACTCTGCGACCTTAGCGGCCTGACCCGCAAGCTGGAGGTAGTAGTAGCCGATGGCACGCGATACGGAGTCATCTGAGACGGAGAGGAAAACCTCGATCTCGCTGTCTGAGAGTTCACTGTAGTCTCCGTAGCCTGCCTCTACGGGATCAAGATCGGTGTAGGTGATGTCGCCGTACAGGTAGCGGAAACGCCCTACGTCGGTAGAACTGTCCGCGGGGGCCACGCCTCGATTTACCATAGAAACTCCTCTCCTTCCATTCTATCAGGACACATAGCTAAAAGCCGCAGCCGTCAATGAAGTTGCGCGGAAATCTCTTGAGCCGAGAGTTGGATGGTACAGTTCTGTCGTTGAGATATCCGCATGTCCCGCAAATACCCGAGCGTCTTGAAGACTTCCACCACCGTCAATAACAGTGGTAATCGCGGCCCGCCTAAAGGCATGTGGACTGACCTTATCAACGCCAATCTTTTTACCCAGCAATCGTACCCAGGCGTAGGCCCCATTACGATCCTGCGGCAATCCGTTCCGGCGCGTAATAATTGTACCCGTGGTCCGGTTTCCTATAGAGGCCTCTAGAATCTTTGCGAGAACAGGCGGAACCTCTACCGTATGAATTCTTCCGTTCTTTTCCTGGACACACAGCGTATATCCCCCATATGGAGATTTCGAAAGGTCCTCAATACGAGCGTTGCAAGCCGCGGATACCCGGAGGCCCCCGATAGCCATAAGTGCGATCAGTGCATGGTGGGCCGCGCTTGTCTTTTCCGCCTCATGTAAGAACGCTCCCACCTGGAACCGGTCAAGCCAAATAAGAGAACCCACATCTCGGCGCACCTTTGGAAGTCGTAGTACCCGGGTAGGATCTCGCGAGATAAGGCCATCGTCTTCTGCAAGCGCATAGAGGCCCTTAATGGCATACATGCGACGACAAGTTGACGAAGCTTTGTTCTTTCTCACCGAGAGGAGGTAATCCAGGAAGTCCTCCAAGTTCTGACGCTTAGCCTGCAACGGAGAGACCCCGCGCTCATCACACCACCCGTAGTAAATCCCCAGGTCACTCGCGTACAGCTTTCGAGTATACCCCCGGTACCGGGACAGAAACGCATCCCTCGCAGACTCGTCCATAACCGTAATGCTTGACATCAATCAACCTCTTTCCTCCCCGCCACCGGGGTCGGCAGAAGTCTACCCCGCGTCAGGTGCGGGTGTCAAGAGCCCAGCTATTGGTGCGTTAGTCCGGGTCAACGACCCATGACCAGGCTTCGCCGCCCCACACCAGGCGCGGCGACGCGGGCGGTTCGGGTGGTGCGACCTCGGTGGCGGCGTACTGGTCGTTTTCGATCGCAAATACACCTGATCCGGCGAATTCGCCGGTGGTCTTGTCGTACTGGTAGTAGATCGACACTGTGTGCTCCCTCACATCTTGTTGAAGTATGGCGAGTATGCGAATGGGGTAGGTACCGGCAGGGACGTTCGCAGAATGTCCGTCGCATTGAGGGGGATGCCGTAGATCTTCCCGTCCGGCCCGAGAACACCCCCGTACCACTTATCGCTGCCGGTCAAGGTCGCACCCATCGCGGTGCGGGTCGCCAGATTGGGTACCCCCTTCAGTGCCTCGCTACGGGCAAGCAGGTCACGCCTGAGCTGCCGCCACCCAGGCGAGTCAAACGCAGCGTTTAGCGCAGTTCCAAGGGCCGACCCAGAATCCGCAGCAAGGGCGGCAGTGTCGTCATCAAGATCGGCGGCTACCTGGGCGGCGTTCGCTTTCGCGGTGGTGGCGACAAGCTCATTGTTGATGTTTGTCAGGTTCCCGTTTTGGCGTGACGCCCAGTTCGTGTCGCCCGCATTGATCAGGTCAAGAGTTGCCATCGAGTCTCCTGTCCGTGGCGCTAAGGGAATTAGCTGAAGTAGGGCGAAGACTTAAGCTGAGTAACCAGGGTGTTCAGGTACGTTCGAACAGCCGCCAGGTCCGCAAAAGAGGCGGGAACTGCCGTAAGCGAAACCACCTGAGCGGCAGGGACGGGGAGATTTCCGACAACAACCAGGGGCTCGGGGTCAAACGAGGAGGGGTTAGTGGCGCTCTGGGTCAAAACCACAGGCTTCGCTGCAACCATGAAATAAGTCCTTTCGGGGTCCTTATTCCATTTTACCAGAGATGCCCAATAGCATACGAAAACCCCCTCCATATTTCAGAAGGGGGCCTCGTTATGGAGTTGTTACTTGGGCTTAGGACTCGCTGCCGTCACTCCACGCGATCTGGTCCTCGGAAATGAGGGCCGAGTTCGTGAACATGCGGAACTTGAAGCGAGCCGAGTCGTCGTCCCAGCTAAACGCCCGGAAGGGATCAGCAGAGCCACCGAGAACGGGAGTCGGGGTTCCCTCGACGTAGACCTCGGGGCTGGTGTAACCCGCAAGCTGGAGACGAACGAGGGCCGGGCGCACCGTGGTGCCCGCGTCGGGAACGAGGTACCAGGTGTCATCTGCAACATACTCGGAGCCAATGACGCCCGAGATACGTCCGAGGCCACCAGCGCCAGGTGCGCCATAGGTGATGCTTCCGTCCTGGATGCGGATGATGTTCGCCGCCTCCTGGAGCATCCACTCAACCTCATCCTCGGTGCCCAGGGGAACCACAATACGGTAACCCGAGGCGAGGGGGATTCGGTTGCCCTCGGCGTCCGTGCGGGCTGCGATGTTACGCAGAGCCACGCGGATAGCGGGTGCCGAAATCAGCGGGTTCGCTGTAACGGTGTCACCAGTCACGAGGTCAGTGCCGCCAGTGATCTCCGAAGCCGAAGTCGTCTGGTCAACCAGTGCCGAGAATACAACATATTCGTCGGTCTTCACGCCAACGCGAAGCATGTCACCGGGCACCTGAGAGTAAGCGCGGGTCGGGTCATTCACAACCCGCTCAAGGCTGACCCCCCAAACAAAACCGCGCTTCTCAACAGCCGCCTGGACAGCCTCTTCACGGTAGCCATACGCCTCGGTGTAAGTCCCGAGTTCGGGGACTCGCGGCGCGACGGGGTTACCGCCCGTGCCGTTTCCGTGGCCCAGAGTGTCGAAATTCGACTTCAGCGTGTAGAAAGTCGTCGGACGGAAGTCCGGGACAATCTCGGTCGTGGCAATCTGGTTCCACTGAACCGGGGCGGCGTCGTACAGGGGCAGGTTGCGGATGTTCAGAAGCTGAGCAAACGAGTAAGGAGCGTCACTCGTGGTGAGCGTTTCCTTGAAGTCCACTCGGGCGCGTTCTCCCGCGTGTCCACCCATGCGGATACCCTCAACCATCTGGGCCATACGCATGACGCTACGCTCGGTGACGTGCGGGTTGACGGAAATCCGACCGCCACAAGACAGATCAAGAGCCATCAGAGATCAACTCCAATCGAAATAGGGGTGGTCGTACCGATAATCCGGCCATCTGCAACAACGCCGATCTTGGTGTTGCCGCTTGCGGTCAAGGTCAGCGAGGTAACCGCGCCATTGGAGACCACGGCGTAAACCGCGGTGCCCTGTGCGGTACCGGTAGCGCTAGCGCCGACCGTCTCGCCAGCCGTTGCACCCGTCACAGCGTGGAGGAAGTCGTAGCCCTCGACGCCAACAGTAGCCGCGTTCGACTTGTTCGTGGCGCTCAGACCAAAACCGCTGATCGTGATGTCACCAATGGTCTGCGACCCGGTAACGTCTCCACGGGCGGTAAGGGTAACTCCGGGACGGCCATCGGTGTTGTTGATAACAACCTCTCCAGCCTCCGTGTCGGCGGGAACTTCCCACTCCTCGTTGCGGAATCCGGGGTACTTGCGGAAAATGTTACTTGCCATCAGCCAAACACCTTTCCGAGATCGATAGCCGACTCAACCGTCCGGGTGCCAAAGTCGCGGGTAGCGCCCTCGGTAACGCGGGTGGCCTCAATTGCGGCCTCCTTGATAGCCTTGGCCTCAGCAATTGCCTCCGCAACGTCCTCACCGCGGGCCGCGCGGGCACGCAAAGACTCGACCTGGGGCTTGAGAAGGTCAGCCTCGTCAATGGCCTTCACCGCGGCATCGTAAGCGGTCACAGCCGCCTCGACAGCCTTGGAATCGGCCTGACGCTGGGCCGACTCTTCGGCCTTCTGGTCGTTAGCGGCGACAAGCGCGGAGACCTGATCTGCGAGGGCTTCAACAGCCTTCACAACATCAGCGATTTCCATGTTGTCTTCCTTTCTTTCCTCTACCGCGGTGGTAGAAGTTTGCGAATCTCCACGTCGAGACTCGTACATCTTTTTAACGGACTCGCTAAGGAACTTGCCCCCACGACCCGCCGCAATCACTACATCGACACTGCGGAACGGATCTTCGTCGTCAAAGGACTCCACCAGGAAGTCACCGTCATCGTTTACCGACCCTGTACCGGAGATGTAAATGGACAGCCCTAGCCGGTCCTTGTACTTCTCCAACTTGCGACGATAGTCCTCGTCAGGCTCCCAGTTTGCGTAAACGCCAAGGGTGCCATCCGCATCCCGCTCTGTCCACGTCTCACCGACCACAGATCCGACGATTTCTGTAAAGTTGCGGGACTCGGGGCCGTTCTCCGGGTGGTTCAGGTAAGAGAGCGCGCCATTAAATGCGTGGGCGTAATTCTCCAGCAATTCAGCGGAGTAAATACCCGAACTGCCACGACCCTCGTTGATGAGGCGAACACGCCAGGTATCTCCGTCGCTGGGTGCCGAGACCAGGGAAGCCGCTTCAAGTAGATGCTTGGTAACCATTCTTATACTATTTTACCAGAAAACCTTAAGGGTCCTATTTCGCAGCTTCCATTCGAGTCACCAATTCCTCCAAACGGTTCAGGAAGTCCTCGTTTTGGATCTGTTTAAGCAACTCCTGGGAACTGATTGTGTTGTCTCTCAGGTCGTTTGAACCCGATCCCCCTGAGCCACTGCCATTCGAGACACCCTGGTCAGGAGCGGCTTGCTGAGCAGCAGTATCCGCAGGCTGACTACGCATTCTCAGTGTGGGGGGGATATCCGAAGCGTTACCAATAATGTCGAGCGTATCCAACGCCTTCATACGGTATTCTTCATCGGTGAGAGTCGGGGACAAAAGCGTCAAAGCCTGTGCTGCACGGTAGGGCTCAACCGTCTCCATCTTCTCGAAGAAAATGCGGGGGCGACCGAGGTTCAATTGTGCCAGAACTCGGTGGAAAATGTCGATCCACTCGTTCTGCTTCTGCTTCATCGCATTGCGAACGCCTGTCGTAAGGAGGTTTCCTGCACCATAGCTAGAACCTGCTGCGCTACTGTCCGCAGTAAAGTCTACATTGCTGACATCCAGGGCCGCGGCTGCCATCGCCGCTACCGGGCGCGCGTTACTGAAATCGAAGTTGGTTCGGGTGCCACCGAGAACCTGGAGATCCTGGCCCTCCGTCATGGCGGCTGTGTTGCCGAAACCCGTAACTCCCGACATCTTGACCGCGGCGTTTTGAGTGCCCTGCTTTGTCTTGCTGACGACCTTGTAGAGAATCCGGCTCAGGGACTCATCAACGATACGGCCATACTGAAGGATCTGGTCATATGCCGAGACATAGACACTCGCCGCAATCGAGTCGGGGACACCCAGAATGAACCCCACCGCCCGGTTGAAGCGACCGTCTACGATAACGGTGTTCTGATCTACCTCGACACGGCTAGATCCGGTGCCGTATGACTTCGGGCGGGTTCCCGTGAACCTGTCGGTAACGTACCAACGACTTACCTCTTTTTCACCGGTATTCCATGTCCGCTGGTACGCAATGATATCCTCGCCGTACTCGACATCTACCTTGACGCCCGTGATTTCAGAAAGTGGGATGCGGCGAACCTGGGTCTTGCTTGCGTTGCAGGCCAGGAAAACCATTCCGTCTGTGTATCGTGCCTTCTGCAATTCAGCCTGAGCCGCAGATGAGAAGATGCTCTCCTGGTTTACGGTGTCGATAAAGGCGCTTCTGAGGCGGGTAGGACGGCCTGAACCTTTCGGAGTCTCGGTGCCTTCACGAAGAAGCCATTCGAGAACACGTAGCCTGTATGGAGCGAGCAACCCCGGCGCATCAGGGCGTTGCCAGTAGTGTAGTTGCGAAGTTTCTTGGAGACCTCTTTCAACTCATCGAGATCAAAGCCCTCTAGTTTATCCCCTGTAAGGTAGGACCCAAGGAGGTTCCAACCGCGATCCTCGAAATCCAACATTGCCTTAACATCAGACAAAGACTCCTTAAGGGACTCGTTATCCGACAAAACCCGGGTAAGAGCCTCGGTAATAATCGTAATCTCGTTTGAAGTATCCATATACTACCATTCTACCTTAATCGGAGTAAGCACCTTTCCGCTTCACTACATTTCGGATCGTGGCCTCCGAAAGCTCGGGGTGGAGTTTTTGGTGGATTTGTCGGATACTCTCCCCCTGACCGTACATCGCCCGAATCTTTTCCACCTCCTCCCTGGACAGTGAGGGGTGACTAGTGGGCTTACCTGCACTGTAGTCTCTTTTGGGCAATAGAGCCGGATCGTAGTCGGGGTCAAACCAGAGTTTATTGCTAAGGACCTTCACAATTAGAACGCGGGAAACACCATACCGTTGCGCCAGTTCTTCCCTGGATAAGTGGGACTCCAAGGCATGGGCTCTAATCTCGCGAACAACCTCATCTGACAGAATGGCGTTACTTCTGCGGGGCGGAGGGATGTAATTCGGGTCTACCCAGTGATTATTGCGGAGGATTCGATTTAACTGTCTAGGGGAAACTTCAAGAAAAGATCGGATCTTCTCCAGTTCGGCCCCCAGCACATACATATCCCGAGCCTTACGAACCTTACCCCAGGTAAGCGACGTATTGGCCGAACCCTCCCCGGAGAGAAGATCACGTAGTTTCTGTTTCGTGGCTTCCGCTACGGCAGAACTGTTGCCCCCGTCCCGGACATTCAAACGCGCTTGTCCTAAGCCGCGGTAATGTGCTATTAACTCGATCTCTCGTTCATTGAGCATATCGTGACCATAACACGTTTCCAGGAGGCGTATGCCCAGGCACTCGGCACCGTACTTACGAATGAAGTTCTGTACGGGTACCGTGTTGCGCCTGTTTCGATGTAAGGCATCGTAGATGTGGCCCTTGCGACGTTCTTCCAGGGAAGATACGGTCTGACCCACGTATTCAACTACTTCGGGTCGATCTACGTGATAGAGAGCGTATACGTAACCCTCTCGACCATTTTCAATAGGCTGTTCCATATACCCAGCATATCACACTACCAGTACATCGGCATTCCGGGGCCGCGAATGGACTGCGCAAAGTCGTCAATGACAGCTATTTCGGAGCGATCCATCGAGATCACCGAACCAAGGGGCATCTGGTTATAGGGGTTCCCGGTCCAGGGGCTCATGTCAGTTGCGGCCATGATTACTGCGTCAAGCCGGTCGGGGCTTCTGCCATTAAGTGCGGTCTTTAAGTCGTCTTTCGGGGTAATCTGAATAGCCCCCCGGTTGTTGAACTTGAACGTAATTGCTTGAAGCTCTTCCCGCAGGATATCGTCTTCGTAATCTAGATCAATGAACCCCTCAACCATTTGAGTTCGCAAGGAGTCGTGGCTGTAACTTCTCATGTTAGACCACTGGGAGGGGTCTGGCGAGGCTCGCCCATTGTCCCAGCCCACGAGGAGGTAGACCTTCCCCGAGAACTCGTCCATACGATCAAGCATGTCGTAAACGCCACCGCCAACACCTGTGGTGTCGATTCGAACCTCTGCGGCAAGGTTATCCTGGGCGTATTTGTGAATGCGACGTGCGGTATCTACTAGATCGGTCTTACCCCAAGTAGCAACTACCCGTACTCTGCCCCCTCGACAAGCCGCAATAACAGATTCATCTTGTCCCCAACGGGCGATGTCGGCACCGATGACAAGGGGCCTCTCGATATCCTCTTCAATAGTCGTGTCGTGTGCCTTACCGATTGCGGACATGGGGAAAAACCCGTTACCGCCGTCTTTCGGGAACTCTCCCATGACCTTTGAAAGATACCGGGGGTCATTCTCCCCCCAGATGCGCTTTTGACGCTCCACCCAATCGACCTGGGTAAGGGAGGCAAGCATCCGGGCTTCCATCTCAGGGTCGTCGGGGTAGACAACCTCGCCTGTAAAGGTCGGGAGTTGAAAGCTAGAGATGGAGAACCTGTTGAAATCCCCATCGTATTTAGGGTCTGTGAAGATCCGGTGCCACTCCGTTCCCACGTCATCGGGGTTTCCGATTAATCCTAGGCGCGCCTCTTTACCCGTGATAATTGCTTCAATGGCGGTAAAGATGTTCTTAGACAAGCCCCCGGCCTCATCAGCCCAGACATAGGTGCGTCCTGTCTGAGAGCGGACGCCCTGGAATCGGGAGACTTCGGAGCCGGTAGATGGCACGCGACCGATAACAAGAGGGATGTTACCTTCCGGGCCTTTGACTTCCCACTCCAGGCTTTCGTTGATCGTGCCTCGAAGGTCAAACCCCCGCTGTGCGGCCCTGACCTTGGCAGACTTCATGTACCTAAAGATTGTTGCCTCTAGCTGGGGAACGGAGGGTGCTGTCACGATGCTCAGCGCTTCACCTACGTCAAAAACGGAAGCCGCCCACGCGATCATGTTTGCGAACTCGTGGCTCTTGCTTGTACCGTTACTGGACTTGATAGCGGTTCGCCGGATCTTTCCGAACAGGGTCTCGTTACATATCTCGTCCATGAGATCGTAGGAGCGATAGCCCAGAACATCCGCTCGCCAAGCTACGAAATCCCTCTGGTAGAGATTCTGGAGGCGGCGATTGGTAATGTCCCCCATTGCCTGAGAGACTACGTTACCGAGATTCATTCTTCAAGGTCCCGGCGCGCCGCAGCCTTCGAGAGAGAATCGTTGAACATATCGAACAACTCGTCCTGCGAGATGCTATACCGTTCGGCTACCAGAGGCACCGTAGCGTCCACGACCTCAAACATCAGCGAGGTAAGTTCCCGGACGCGCATTTCATTCAGCGAGTTCAGACGCTCGGTGTCTTGCTTGCTCACCCGGTTCAATTCGGTAAGCACCGCCTTGGAGGCAGAGATAGCAGAGTTCAGAAGACCGGATTTGAAGTCCGCGGCAACAGTGTCGTAGTCTTCGTAGGCTTTGTCGATGATCTCTTGCAGCGTGATAACGAGCTTCTGCTTAGTCTGCTGCACCGAGATTTCGTCTACGGCCTCCAGAAGCCGGTTCTTGATCGCGAAGACTTGATCGGGTGTCAGACCTGTCTCTTCTGCTAGCGCACGGGCACTCTTTTTGCCGATACCCTTCCATATGATGCGTTCGACACGATCAGAAACCTCTAGTTCCACGGAATACCTCCTGGTACTAGTTTACCAAAGAGTAGAAACGAGTTTCCCCTAAATGGCAGAAGCCCCCAGGGAGTAATCTCTACCTGGGGGCCGCTGCGACAAGAGGGGAAGGAGGAATGCCTCTTGCTTATTCTAGTTTATCACCCCAACGCGGTTAGTTTTATCAGAACCTCGCCCTTGTAATTCTCCGCGGACTTTGAGTATCTGGAATGGGAGTAATTACCCCGCGATTCCATAGTGTCTACCGCCTCTAGGATATCCCGCACCTGTCGAAGCACACGCCATCTTTCGTTCTCCACGGCCTGATCGAGCACGTCCCGGTAGTTGACGTTGACCACCTCGTTCGGGCGGATGTGCGCTCTAATTCGCGGCTCCATTAGTTATACCCCTCCTCGATAGCAGGCTCCCTAAGCCGCGTTTTGCCCCCAAGCCGGAACACCTTGACCTCGATCAGATATTCAGTGCCGACATTCTCGTACACAAGAGAACCGTGATCCCATCCAGCAATCCCGGAAGCGGCGATTTCCTGAGAGATGTAGCGGGCGATAATACGCTCTTTGTCATCCATAGTTATACCCAAACTCGTAGACAATTTCCTCGGGACTCATAGACTTCGCGGCATTCCGAACACCGCGGTCAAACAACGCCCATAGGTCTGCGAGGTCACCGGCTTCTTGTACCACCACGCTACCAGCATTTTCCGCAAACCACTTGTAGTAGCCATTGATCTCCTTTTCGATTTCTTCTAGCGTCAATTCTCCTCCTCCACGATGTATCCTGCACGGGCAGCCATGTTTAGCAGCCACGCCGCTTCAATTTCCGCAAACCCGTCGATTCGAACGCCAACTGCGCCTTCAATGTCGTGCCCGGGATAGGAAAGCGTGTAGACCTTGCTGTAGCCTTCTGCGATCATCATTCTCCTTCTGCAATTCGAAGCAATACAAGATAGCCCAGAAGATCCAGTACCAGGTCCTCTGTCGTATCCCCGTTTGCTTGCCGTTTTAGTTTGTCGTCAATCCGCACCCGCAGTTGCTCTGTAGGGTCTGCTTTGCTGAATACCCGGATCGGGTTTAGCGCTGAGTCCCCGTACTTGCGGTTCTTTTCTAGAAGCAACTCGTACACTTCAGAAAGAACGTGAGAGACGCGGGAGCCGAAGCCGTCGTCTATCTGCGAATCAGTCAATCTCGATCCACTTCCCTTCCGATTTGCCCTCCACCTTTAGGTTCTCGGGGGACATCCACTCCTGGACCCGTTGCTCAAGTGTAAGACCCGTCTCGATCTCCTTCAAACGCAGCGCCGCCCACCACTTAAAGGCGGGTGATGTTGCCATTTTCTCAAAGGCCCGCTTTTTGTTCTGAAGCTGGGAACGTTCCTCGCGAGACTCACCGACAGCACCTGATGGTTCATGTACGATGCGGACGCCTGTGTCCCGCTTGTTCTGGTTCTGTCCTCCCTTACCCCCAGACCGAAAGGTGTCCACCCTGCAATCGTCAAGGGTAACGCTGAACGCAAGCTCTTTACTCACTTGCAGGCGTTTCGCTTTCTTTGGCAATCAAGTAATCCAGGGTCTCAACCAGTGCGGCTTGAACCTCCCACTGGGCGGTGTCGGGGTCGCGTAGGGTTGACTGCCACCGCTTAAGATCGTCAATCGTCGTCATTTCTCCTCCTAAGTGAGACTTCGATATCTATTATTCTCGGTTACTCCGTAAGCCCCGTCAACTCTCTAACCTCCCGGTATCTATTCCACGTTTCGCACCTCGGATTTTCGCGACACGTACAATCGAACCCGCCCCCTACTATTTCAGGACACTTACCACAGCAGTATACTGGGCGCTCAGACATAGCAAATCCTCCTACTAACCAGAGTACCGTAGAAAACGCCAGAAACAGCAGAAACTAGCTGGGAATTACATGTGAATCACATCGCGGGCCGGAGCCGGTTGCGCCAGCGCGGGGGAATCGCATCCTCAATGGCCTGGATATCGGCGGCATCGAACACGGGACCTTCGTGCTCTGCGGGCCACTGAAACGCGGCGTCAGAAAGAACCCGGGCGGTAGCGCGGTCGCGGGTGCGGACTTCTTCTACGAACTCATCGAAACGCACCGAAAGCTTTCGAAGTTCTTCTCGGGTTTCATCAAGTTCCGCCCGCAAATCCCGGTTTTCTTTGCTCAGTTCTACCCATGTCGGTTCTTTACGGTCCTGTGTATCCCGGTTGCGCGATCTCCAGGCCACAACAGCCGCGATAAGGGCCACGATAACAGTTGGCGACCACTGCACGAACCAGCCGATAACCTT